GCCGGAGGATTTGGTTGATTGCTAGTGGGATTAGCCGTAGGCGTGAAGGCATTGGTTACACCGAGCATGGTCATGGGAAGGCCAAGTCTTAGTCTCTGCGGGTAGCTGGTTATCTCTGGTCGTTGCGCGTATGGCATAAATTATCCTATTCCTTTTTGTCAGAATCTTTTTTTTGTTCAGCTTCTTTTTGAGCTTCCTGAATAATCCACTTAAGGCCGCTTATATATCCTTCAAGAAAAACAATTTGAGATTGAATCTTTGAGATGTCCATTATTTTGACTCCAAGGCTTCGACTCGATTGATGAGCTGTCCGATGGCTCCAAGGGAAAGCGCAGAAAGAATCCTGAGACTAATCCATGGGCGACCCTGGGCATCTCTAGCTAGGTTCCCGGGGTTCCTCTTATCCTCATGGAATATCCATTGGGGCAAAGTGTCGTCATCCCAAAAAGCATTTCCCTTCTCATTGAAAATAATTTTCCCGTCGCTATCCTTCTTCGGCTTAATAGACTTTATGATGGCACAGTCGTCGAGTGTTTCTATTTCGCCTTGTTTGTTTTTTCTCATATCAAAGAACTCTATGTCAGCGACGTTTGTGAAGTCGTCAGCAAACATATCGTCGAAGGCGATAAGCGCAGTTCCAGCGTCGTATGTTTTTGAAGAACCTATAGGCATAAGCCCCGCGCCAGTGAAGTTAAATGTTTCAGTTGTAGAAGAATATATGGCTACAACTTGGTCGGTTATACGGAAGGCTATGCCTCCGGCAGCAGAAAAAACGATGTTGTCTGGCGGCAAGGCATATATTCCGGTATTGGTATCGTTTGCAAAAGAAAGGCCGGGAGTTGCCGCGCTTCCATTTGGAACGTAAATAGGAGCCGTGGAAATAATAGATGAATCGCTAATGGACAATATGTCGCTTGTTCCAAGGGCAGCAGACTTCGATAGCTTGAATACGTCTGAAGCGGAATCATCTACCCCCATAGAGAATTGAGCTGTTCCACCTAACTTGAATGTTATTTGCGGATCTCCATCAGTGGCGGTATTGTCAATCGCCAATTCAGTTGTGGCGGCACTGGATTTTATCGTTGCAGGATTAGAAACTGTGGCGGTAATATTCATGTTATCCCACGTCGCAGTTCCACCATTTCGATTGTTGATATATGTAGCAACATCGCTAAAGTCTGTGTTTACCTGTGTGCTGGAAGCCGTTGTGTTCGGAGCAAATGTAAATGTGATCGCTAAATCAGCCATAAATAACCTCTTTAATTAATTTGAAATGCTTTGACAGATGAATCCTTCCCGCTCACAGAATACCCTTGAAGTTTAAATACTTGGTCTGCTACGTTATTCTCAAAAGCCACTTGGAAACTTAAACCTCTTCCTTTAATAAAAATCCTTCTGATAACTTCCATTTGACCGCCCCATGAGTCAACGTCCCATATTCCAACGTCCCACAGCATTCCGGGCGCCCTCATATCAAGATCTTCTGATGTTTGATCTTCAGCAAAATCGAATCCATAGGAAGTGGATAAATTTCCCGCTGTCTGAGAAGTCATCCCGACATTAAGCCTGAATGGGTGAAACGATTTCTCCATGGATGTCGTTAGATTCCATCCACTTCTCCAAAGAGCGTCAATGGCGCCAGGGGAAGTCTCCGAATTGTCTCTGTAAACATTGGAAACGTCTTGCTTGTATATCACGCCGTTGTAATGCCCCGTGTATAAAACACCAGCCTGTGTTTTAGTTGATACGTTTGCCTTGTACCCGGAGGTGTGCTGTAGCCAGCACTTATTAAGAAGATCCCACACGATCGCCAAGTTGTTCGTTGTTGAACTTCCGTTTGAACACATCCAAATTATGTGATCTATCCCTTCGCCTGTATATCTAACGCCATTGATGAATTTAAGACGAGTTCGACTCAAGCCATCCCAAATATCATCAATACTGTCTGGGAAAGAAATAACAGTTGAACCGTCAGTTGCTTTCATCCTTCCTCTTGGAGTAATGAAATAAGCAACACCGTCAACCAGTACGATTGCATTTTTACCAACAGCACCGACTCCTCTGAATAATGGGAAGGAAGGGAATGGGCTTGTTCTTGTCACGAATTGATGAATTGAATTCTCTTTAAAAAGAAGAACAACGTCTGTGTTAAGAGGAGCGGCTCCCACTAAAACGTCGCCGTCGTTAGCCTCAATATCCTGAGTTCCTGATCCTGTGCCACTCCAATCCTCGGGGTTCCCGAGTATAGACCAAGCAATTCTGGATGGGTTGGCTGCGGTTGATCCAATAAAAAATCTGTTGTTATGAGTGAATCCGAATCTTCCGCTGGGTGGAGTTCCACCAAGCACAGCGCCATTTCCAGTTCCATTCCATTTAATGGGAGCATCAGGCGCTCCACCAACGAAAATAGAAAGATCATTCATCTGAGTATGAGTCCAGATGTTATCTTGGCCCGTGGTAATGGTCAGAGCGCCTGTGATATCATCCATGGTTCCATCTAAAGAATCAGATTTGAATAGCTTCGTGCCGGCGATAGACATCAACCATTCATCTCCGTCGCCCTGCTTGTAATATCCAAGCCCAGTAACAACCGTAGAACCAGAAACCATGGCCGAAGAATTGAAGGCGGTGTTCCCTCTTCGTTTTTCTATTCCACCTTCTGTGCTGATATATACATTGCGAAGGAGGGTAGCTTGGTTCTTAGCGATAGACATGACGTATGAACTAGAGGCTAAGCCTCCAGTGAAATCAAGAAATATCTTCTCCTCGCCTATATAAGTCATGCTATCTACACCTCCGGCCCAAAGTCAGAAGGCAAAGCCCACTGAAGTCCGAAATTGGAATCGTTATCGACTGGCGCCATTACTCTGTGACGGCCCAAGTCAGTCGTGTAGGTACGAGCCATATCATTTATTCTTAGCTCCCCTATCTCTAGCTCTGATTTGGCTCTGGTATCGTCTAAGCCTTGGAAACCGTATGAAGCACCGATATTGATAACGGCGTCATGCCACGGAACAGGAATCACGCTGGTATCAGAATCAGATGACATATCCGTTAGATTCTTGACGCCTCGAACCATCAGGTTAATCGCTGAGTCGGGGGATAGGACGAGAGAGAACTGCAAGGCGCCAGTCGAGTCTGGTGAGCTTACGATGTAGTAGTAGGGCGTTCCCGTGTCGTAGTAAAGAGGAAGAAAGAAGTCTGCACCAAGAGGGCTTTGGCTCATAAGCCTGACAGGCGTTACCAACTGCTTCATGTCAATTATTTGAGTTAGGGGAGTTGCTGTTGAGTACAAGAGCTTTCTTATCTTGTATGTGGCGGTCGTGTTGGCTGAAATAGCAGGAGGACTGATGGTTGCCGTGTCAGTTCCAGCCGTATGGGCTGTGATCTTGTACCAGTCACTTGAGGAAGCAAACTGAATGTACTGGTTTGATTTAGAGTCAGCGATAGTGGCAGAGAACGTGACGGTCGTTCCAGCAGCGGCCACGCTCGCTGTTCCTGTCGTGTAGTCTGGAACGGTCTGAACTATCTCTTCGGTGATGGTAAACGGCCATAACCTCTTCCCGCAGATGTACTGAACGCCCATGTTCAGCCACCGCTTAATCTTCGTGGCCTGAGAAGATACGTTTAAGTCATAAGCACTTAAACGGCTCTCAAGCTCTTGCTGCATCGTTAAAAAATTCACCTATCCAACTACCTTGCAAATCAAAGTTGCAGTAGCAGTAGCCTGGGTTGTTACGGCTCCGTCAACAGTCAAGTTGAGAAGAGTGTCCGCAGTTAGGGGATATCCTTCATCGCCAAGATTGATGGGATAGAAACCAACGGCATTCGCGTCGGCCTCAAAGAATCTCGTACCACCAGCTCCATTTTCAAGCGCTACCTTCCCGCCAGTTCCAACGGCGGCCAGATGAACGGCAACATATCCACGCAAAACGTACAAAGACTTGCCTGCTCCCTGCGCAGCCACAACAGTTGCATCCGCTGCTGCATTTGTAGCCGAATTGGTTCCAGTCACAACGACATAACTTGTAATCATAATTTCTCCTGTTCTGAATATTTAAAAAAAGACCGCCGGGAAAGATTCTTTTTTCCCGACGGCCTCTGACAGCCGTTTACCGGATTATCCCAGGAGAGTGTCTAGCTCTTTTGCAAGCCGGTGATGATCCGGCTCCTGGGTTTTAAGCTATTAAGCTGATGCTACTTGAGGCTCCTTCTTGTGTTTCTTGTTTACATGGAAGCGCATGGAGTTCTTTGCATAAGAGCCTTCCGCTTCGTATGAACATCCTGGTTCTTGACACTGGATTGATTGCTTAGAGCTACTAGATTCTTGCTTCGTGGGTGTCTCCGTGGAAGACGTAACTCCGATCAACGTCTTCTTAAGAGGAATAACCACGACGTCCTCTGGTTCAAGAGAAACGCCGTCCGTCTTGTTCGGAGCCAGCGGGAGAGCCATATCTTCGATCTTTTCCTTAAGACGGAATTCCTGCGGCACATTCTGACGAGCGTAATCACAAACATTCTTCCACGCCTCAGTTGACGGGTTAGAGGTCCAATCCACCAAATAAAAGAAAGAGTCCTCATCAATAATGGGATCAAACCGCCTCACGGCGCCTGTCAACATATCCTTCTCAGGGGGGACAGGAATCGTTACTTTCTTCTTCCCCATCCATTCCTTCCAGTGGCGAGGGAATCCTTCTGCCCGGCATCGTTCAAACCCTTTCAGCAAGTTCTCAGGCAACCCATCAAATGCGACCACCCTATCCGGCATGGCCATCAGTCTAAAGACATCCATGTAATCTCCTTTGTTTTTAATTAAGCCGGGACTGAAGCATTGGCAACTTCGAGCATCCGCTTAACGCGATGGTCAATCGTATGCTTTGCCATAACTTCATCAAACCCTGCCTGTGCTATCTTTTCTCTCTCTGAGTCGTGCTTTAAATAATACTTCGCTTTGTCTACGGCTTCATCTAAAGAACGATACAGAACAAGATGTTTTCCGTCTTCAAACAGTTCATCTATATGGGGAACCCAGTCCGTCAGGAGGAAGGAGCCAGATCCCATCGTTTCAAATACCCTCATATTGGTATCTGCTTTCATCGCGATGTTAAGAACAATCTTAGACTTACAGAAAATCTTAGCCGCTTCTTGGAATCTACGTTGACCGAAAAAGAAGTTGGGGAATTCGCGGAACATGCAGTCCAAGAAGTCCACTCGGTTGGGTGAGTTTACATGGCCCACGAAAGCCACGTCGTAATCCTTGCTGGCGTAGCTAAAGGGAACAGGTGAACCAGTCGAAATGTCCTGATAAGCCATCGGTTCAAAGGCGTGGGGGAGCCACTCGGCTTCGACTCCCTTGGCCTTGAAATCAATCACGGCTTGCTTTTGGGCGCAGAACACATGGTCGAACTTCTTCGATTTCTCAAATCGGTAGTCAAATCCAAGGTGGGTGTCCGACGCCCAGTATATGTTGGGACGTGGAGCATCAATGAGCTTATAGGGAATGATGGGAAGAAGACCATCTTCGCCCCAATCCACGTCCAGATGTAAATCGTACTGACCAAACAGGTTGACATCTTCCTTCGGAGCCAAATGATCTACTTCGAGCAATCCCTTTTCCTGCATCCGCTTAAGTGAAGCCCATGTCATTACAGGATTCCCGTCGTTGCGATACCCTGTTTCTGGAAAGATATCGTAGTAGATGGCTATGCGCATATCTTCTCCAAAGCCATCGCCCCATGTGATTCTACCGACTCTTTTAGGACAATGTACTCGTGCCGGTCTGCAAGAAACTCGAAAATAGCGTGCCCCATTCCCTTCCCCTTCTTCTGTTCTGCTTCTATCTCAGCCAAAGGATATTTGTCATTGGTCTTATATCCACCGGGATAAATACCGCCCGTGTTCTTTCTATAGGTCTGGGTGTCATGGAGGCAGACAATGCCTTTTACTGACATCTTAGGATGAAGCGCTTCAAGCTCTTTTTTTAGTGTCCAATAGTTATGATCTGTGTCAATCAGGCAGAAGTCAATTTCTCCGTCATTGAACTTCTCGATCTCCAAGTAACTAATGGCATTGCGATATTCAAAGTTAGGGAATTTGTTATCCCATCCACCACTCACATAGAGATTCGCCTCTTCGCTACTCGGGAAATCACTGATCGTCACAAGCCTGAAATCAAGCTGGTCGGATAGACTCAATATCTTCTTCGTGTTATCACCCAAAGCCATGCCGCACTCCACGATGAGTTTTGGTTTCCTTTCCAGGATCAAGTCCTTGACTTTAAGGTTCTGGTCGAAATGGGCGTTCAATTTAACCTCTCATAACATCCAACAAATGATACGCCATTTTTAGATGACTGGCTTTTCACTTCCCTGAATCCCAAAAGCTCCATGGTATCTTTCAGACTTTCCTGGGTGTAAACACGACAGTGTTCCGGGTTCAAAGGGATGGACTTGGTAACTTTTTCATCTGGAACAGCGATAATCATCTTACCGCCCGGCTTTAGAACCTTCTTCCAATTCCTTAAAGTTTTGATCTCGTTCGGGAGATGCTCAAGGACATGCCTAGCGATAAGGACATCCTGGGAATTCTCTTCGACAGGAATCTCCTCACCCACATCAGCGGTAATATCAGCAACCGACAGCTGACCATAAAGATGAGGAATGACTTCACCTCTAGGAACCCGGTCAATCCCAATCGCCCGTTCAATCGTTTTCTTGGCTCCGCATCCCAACTCGACAACCCGCTGATCACCATTTACGAAGGAACGAACAACATCTCCTTCCAGGTCAAGGTCGCAGAGATTGTAATACTCGTAAGATAATCCACGAACGGTGTCCCACCAAGTCTTGAATCCATGCTTCTGGATAAGGAATTTGTTCGTTCGATCTGACATTTCCTGAGAGTTCCAGCCACCCTTGGTCGTATGCTCTCCGTGAACCCTGGTCCCTGTCTTAAACCCGTGATGAATAATGAAAGCGCCCGGGTCCATGAGGATGTTGTAGCCAGCCTTTCTTAATCGGATAGAAAGGTCAAAATCGTCACCACCAGGTAAGGTCGTATCTATGCCACCAGCGGCATCAAGATGAGAACGCCTGACCATGACGGTGAAGAAAATTAGGTAAGAGACTTCTGTGGGAACGCGAGGACAGCCCGGATGATAGATACTCTGCATACCAGCCGCACAAGTAGTTGCAGGCCCTACCGCCGCAACATTGTCATTTTGGAATTGCATGAGAAGTCTTTGGTAGAAGGCCCCGGCAGAAGGAGGTATAAAAGTATCGTCGTTCTGGAATACGAGAAAAGGAGTCTTTGATTCTTTGATTCCAAGGGCAAGACCACCTTCCCAACCAAGATTTTCTCCTGGATTCAGAATCTTTATGGAAGCGATATGACCATAACGGCGCTCGATGTCCTGCTTTCCATTGTTGACAATGATGAGGTCAGCCAACCCGTCGAGAACGCCATTCCTGATGATGGACTCAACACAAGGGTTAAGAAATTCCTCGTTATTGAAAGTGGGGATGATTATGGTGATTGGCTTAGTCACCGAGCACCGTCAGCGCGTTGTACTTTGAAAACTCACCGTAACGCTTTGTATTTTCAGAATCGACTGAATTCCTGTACTTCTCCACGAATTCCTCCGTTATGACTTGGGGATGGCCCAAATGCCCGATGTTGAAGGTGGTGTCCATGAACACCCGGCCTCCGGCTTTCTTGACGCGATAACAAAACAAGATGTCTTCTCCGGTGGCATTCGATGACATGAAATAAGGAGCCGACATTTTCCTCAACATATCAACTTTCACAAGAGCCGCCCCGAAACCACAGGCATCAACTTCCACAAGCTTATTTTTAGGGTAATTCATTATGACGTTGTTGATGAAATAATCAGACCTATTTACAGAATCGTAGCCTTCTATGGATGCGTACAGCACAGGCTTATAAGGCTCATTGCGAGTAAAAGCGAGAGGGCAGACCACATCGGCGACGGCCCTGTGCCGATAAAGTCTTTGAAACAAATCGTCAGGACATATCATGTCATCGTCAACCATGAAAAGATAATCCATGTTCTGCTCAAGGGCTTTCTTTGCGGCCTCTTCTCTTGCTGCGGGAGTGAATATGCGCCCGATGTT